GCAACAATCGCAAAATAAAATATTATCAAATGTCAAATATTCGGAACCAAAATCTACAAGCCCAGAAATTCTAGCAAAAATACGGAATACAAAACGAGAAGAACCTAAGAATACTGGTGAAAATCACCCTACTACCCTCTATATTCCGTTTGGACATGGAGGTGAGAATGTGGGAGAAAAGCATATAGTGCCAAAGGGATGTATTTTAGTTGTTAAATCACATTCAGGTGATACTAGATTCGTTGTTGATTATATAGAGAATGTGAAGGCAATTTTAGATTTAAAAAATAAAGAAGTAGTATTTGATCCAGTGTCTCATAAAAAGGAATTATATTCACTGTTGCCTAGTAACATTCAACGAGGTATTAATAATATTACTGCAAGCAATTCTAGTGCTGTTTATAGAGAAGGTGATACATTTAATAATTTTACATACCAATTGGTTAATAAATTTCCAGGGTCTATTGGAATAAGTGGAATATTTTCATTAGAGAATAGTAGTACAGATACTAATTTTAAAAAAATAGATTGGTATAGACATACTAATATAAACAATGATACAAAGGTATTTGTGAAAGATGCTAGTAATAATTATATATATAGCCCAGATATAATAAAACTAGATATACCTTCTTTTTTTAGTGAGTCTAATGTATATCCATATTATTACACAAGCCAACATATTCAGGATATCCTTGATGTTATCCTTGCATATATTAACTTACACCGCGATGGATATATTGGTGCAGGACTTTCAGAAATAAAACTAGCTCAGATGCTTGGTAAAGTATACATGAACATTAAAAAAGGATATACATATGTTGAAGGTAACTCACAAATGCTTTACGGTATTGCTACTCCTATAAATATTATATTAATGTATGGTATAAAAGGCTGTTATAACAGTATAATAGAATGTCTAAGGGATATGACGTTAGATCGTTTATTTAATATTATTATATTTATGACAAATACTACACAGGCTGAGTTATTTAAGGATGTAGAAGACGGTATTATTAAACCTGGGATATTTTATAATCTCGTATGCAGGGCAACAAATAATACCTTATATATTCTAGATACAAAATATATAGAAAACTCAGATCATACTATATGGGTAAAAAATCAAAAGGGTGAAATAAAGAATAGAATTAGCGAAGCCGTGTTACAGCGTAAAAACCAGGCAAAACAAATGTTTAATGATAAGGCTAAGAAAGAGAATGAGGGTCCTAAGGTACTTACAAATAATTATAAGAAATACCGAAATGAAGTAACTAAGAAATATAAGAAAGTGAATGGTAAGTGGGTAGAAAATGTCAATGTGGGTGGACGTCGGCTAACACGAAAACGTAAGTAATTATCTTAGGTTAATGTAAGCATGATCCCGGCATTCCTGAAATTACCTTTTTTAGACATGGCCTCCTCTGTGTGGGCAATGCCTGAAGAACAATGGATAGACGACGCTGCTACAAAAGAAGACATCGAAATGTTAGAAAAAGAATGCCAAGGGGATTCTATAATTGACAAGATTAATTTTAGAAAATTGACCTTAGATATGTGGAAGAGAAAAGAAATCGAATTATTTGTTCGTGAATTGCCTGGTCGCACACGAGTTGTTTTCTTAGGAACATCAGAACAATTTGCAAAAATACAATGGGCCTTATGGGCTAGAATTTTCCAAGGTATTGGTCATCCTATTGGTCGTATTTTATTTTATGGACATCCATCTGAGAGGTCATTTAATTCTCCTGGAGAACAACTTGGTCCTGAGAATGTAAATGGTGGTTATACCAACTTATGTAGCCAGGAACGCATTGTAATTTATAGGTATGAGGAGGCTACTAGAGTTCTATTACATGAATTACTGCATACCGCTTGTTTTGACAAGGAAAAGGAGGTAGAAGACCTTGAAGCCCATACAGAAGCGTGGACTGAGATTTTCTTATGTGCCATTTTATCAAAGGGTAAATCTGATAGCTTTAGTAATCTATGGTTAAAACAATGTAAATGGATAAATGCTCAATGCGACTACTTGGAAAAAACAAATACGGTAAATGGTAGCCAAGACTATGCATGGAGGTATATTAACGGAAAACGAGATGTATTGAAGGGTCTGGGATTTCTGAAAAACTGTAATTATAAAGATACTAAGACAATATCAGTTAAACTTACTCCACGGTTTACAACACCTGTCTGGCCTATATAAGCATGTAAAATTGACTATATCTTTTATTCTATGGTAAGCATAACACTAACAGTATGGGTATTCGTGGACTATGGACGACATTTAGAAAACTGTTTAATCCAATAGAACCTTTAGAGGATACTCCTAAAAAAATAGGTATCGATATGTTTAGTCTTGTCTATACACATCGAACTGCGCTAGATGAACTAATAGAACTTCTTAAATCGTGGTCTAAAAAAGGACACATGTTAACGTGCGTTTGGGATGGAACTGCACCAAAGGATAAACAAGAAATCATAGGACAACGTCGTAATGCAAGGGAATCTGCCATGGAAAAGAAATCTGAACTACAAGAATATTTAGAGAAATTTGAGGGGCAATTAAATGAAAATGATATAAAACATCTGAAGACTGCAATTACTTCGCTTTCATGGCAAGGATGGCATTTAACAGGTACTTTAAAAAGGGAAATCCAAGATAATCTTGGACAAGAAGTAAAGCACATATACGCTCCTGAGGAGGCAGATGATATGCTTCTGAAAATGCTAGACAACAAGGAAATAGACATAATTATGACCCTTGATTCTGATTTATTTGCCATGGGTGGAGAACACATTTGGCGTCTTCTGAGGATACGGAAAGAGTGGATTGTAGAGGACATATATGTAGAAAAGGTATGTGATAAGGAGGGTATTTCATTGAATATGCTACAAGATGCATGTTTCTTAGCAGGATGGGATAGATGTCATCTTACAGGAACTTCCTATATGCCATTCGATATGGCCCTAAATAGAATAAAATATTACGGTAATTTGAATGCCGTTTTAGAAAAATTCAAAAAGGAAGTATCTGAAATAGAAGAAGGTCCCATGGAACGCCTGAAGAATTTGAAACGAGAATCAAGAGTGCGTTGGGTAAAGATACTCGAGGAAAGAAAATAATTTTAAATACCATGTCTTTTTTTCATGTATCACATGCAAAAAAAACGAGGCAATGCCTCTTTACGGCCTCTGACGGGGTTGAACCGTCGACTTTCCGGTTAACAGCCGAATGCTCTAACCAACTGAGCTAAGAAGCCAAAAGTGTTGCTACTGCAACTTCTTCAGAACCGGAATCGAACCAGTGACTTGAGGAGAATTGTTGATTAGCAACGTTTGCTACAATCCTCCGCTCTACCGACTGAGCTATCTGAAGATTAGATTGACTAAGCAATCTGTGATCGTACTGTGGATCGAACACAGGACCTTCTCCGTGTCAAGGAGACGCGCTACCGCTGCGCCATACGATCTAAAAGTTGGAGGAACCAGGGAATCGAACCCTGGACTTCAAAGACCCAAACTTTGAATCATACCACTAGACCAGTTCCTCATTTGTTAAATTAATACCGCCTATAAAGCTGCAACTGCTATTTACGCAGTGGGGGTGGGCTTCAGGTAGTGGCGGTTCAGGTAGCGCTGGAGGTTGAAGTAGGTCAGCACGTCCGCATCCGCAACGCCCAGCAGAGCCTTCAGCTTCGCATCGGGCTTAATGGTGTGCTTGTCCTTCAGGTTCTTCTCCTTCACGTAGGTCGTAATGGCCTTGGTGATGTTGGAGCGGCTCTCCTTGGAGCCAGAGGGGCGGCCGAGGAAAGAGCACAGCTCGTTGGAGAGGGGCGTAGGGAGCTCAAAGATGGAAGGCTTGCGGGGCACAACGGCCTCGCCCTCAACGGGCTTCTTCTGCTTACGCTTACGCTTGTCGGCCTCCTTCTGCAGACGGGCCACACGCTTCTCCAGACGCTTCAGCTCGCCAACGAGGGCGCCAACCGTGTCACGAACCGTGTTGGCCTGGGTCAGCATGGACTTCACGTCATCCTGGACAGAGGACACGTTCGCATCACCACCCTCCACGGGGGTCGCCTCAACGGGCGCTACAGGGGCTACAGGGGCCGCAACTACGGGCGCCGCGGCTACAGGGGCGGCCGCCTTCTTGGAGGAAAGCTTGGCCTTGGTCGCAGGGGACGTGGCCTCCGCAGAAACTACGGGGGTAGCCACAACGGGCGCGGCGGGGGCGGCGGCCGTCTTCTTGGAAACCGTCTTCTTGGAGGCAGGAGCAGAGGCGTTCATTATACTGGTGGCCGTGGAAGTATTCATGGCGGGAATACGCACATTACTTGATGCCATGGAATCAATTTTTGGACCACATTTCATTTTTGCCCGGGCATGATTTTTTTACAGTAACTTCGTCACAGCATGAGCAAACTGGCTAGAGGGGGCTTAAGAGTTTCCTTTTGCCCTATTTTTCCATACTTCCGTCTAATGTGAGAACAGAGATGCCTAGTTCTAGCTCACGCTGCATGAGTATAAAAAACAAGAAAACACCGAATGAACAATGTATATACCTTGCGAAACGGGGCAATTTCTGTTCTAGACATCTCAAAAATTCAATTCTATATACCCCTCCAAGTCCAGTATATAATTTGAGTAGTTATGCAAGAAAAATTCAACGTTTCTGGAGAGCCAAGTATAAAAGGAGTTTAGCAAAAGAAAGAGGGCCTGGTTATTTTATAAGATCTCTTTGTCATAATGAAACGGAATTAGCTTCATTTGAACCACTGGAAAATGTGCCAAATGTGTATTTTTTTACTCTTAGAGAAGGAAAGCTCTTATGGGGATTTGATATACGGACACTTGTTTTCCAATATGAAGAAGGGGGTAAATTGGAAAATCCTTATACAAAGGAAATGTGTCCAGTAGAAGTTCTGGAAAAATTTAAAAGATGTGTTGATAAATTAAAAAAATGGAAGATGCCATTGCATTATGAACATTTAACCAATCTTACACCCAAGCAATCATGGAATTTAAGAGTATTAGATATATGCTTACAACTTGATATGCTAGGCTATAGAATAGCAACACATTGGTTTACAGACCTAAGTATAGACCAACAAAAAAGACTATATTCGACATTATACAATTTATGGAATACTCTTCCCTTGGGAAATAGAAATACAATTGTTCCTGTAAATTCAGAATTGGGAGAATTATTCAAATGGGTTCCTGAAAAAATTCAACTGAAAACGTGTATAGACAGTGTTCGTAGAACGAACTTGAATGTAATTGAGCGTATAATCTCATCTGCTACTCAGCAGTCAGATCGAACGCTTGGTGCGATGTACTGTGTAATATCTTTGACAAATGTTTCTTATAGATGTAGGAATGCGTATCCGTGGTTAGCAGCTTAGATAACTACCCGTGTTACTCTATTATATAATCCTGAATTGATTGTATTTCCATCTGTTATACTCACCGTGGCCGTTGGCGAACGAGTATTTAATAAAGGCGTATCAGCGGATTCTGCTAATAATCCAACTGATACATATCTGTATAAATGTGTAAATGCGTCTGAACCTGTATAAATAAATAAAGGAATTGATGGTACCTTGAATTTATTAATGAGAGTTGTAACAGGCGGAACACCAATTGGTTCTGTATACATTGCCATACCCTTTGTCCATCTGAAATTAGAAATATGACCAGTAAATGCATTGGTTAAAGCAACTGTCTCCCCCGTTCTAATAAATCCGTCATATTTACCGCCTATAGTCATGATAGATTCGTTGCCAGATAAATATGTAGTATATCCTGGGCTACCACTTGCAGGTATATTTTGTGGAATGTTTATATAATTTACTCGCTGACCATTTATATAGAAATATATAATATTACCAAATCTTATTACTGCTACATGATGCCATTTTTCTTGATATAGTTCTCCAACTACAATTGTGCCAACTGTAGATACTTGCACAGATAATTTATAAGTCTTATTACCTGAATTAGCAATGAGGCTTCCAACAAATTTATATGTATCTGCCAGGTTGGTTGCAGCAGGGGCACCAAGAAAAAAGAGTGTTTGAGTTGGATATGATTGATTTACTGCCGATGGTCTAACAAAGAATTCAATGGTGAAATCACTATTTCCAGAATAGACATTATCGATTGACGTCTGTGCAAATGAAGATCCATCGAAATATATAGAAGCAATATTTGTTGGGAATTCATATATAATGTTCTCAATCTGGGGTTCAAATACAGATTGTTTTAGTGCATTATTATTATAAGATAAGCGTATGGTATTACATGTAGACATATTTAATAAGAACATACCGGAAGGCGCGGTAGAATAATCAGGTCCACCACATATAATTGCGCCAGCCTTCTCACTCGCAATTGTTTCTTGTTGAGATAATTTAAGTGAATTCGTATATCCCTGTGTAAATGCGTGATCCATTGGGCATGAACTTATGTCATACATAATAGGGTTTAGTCTTGGATTTCCATTGAAATATGGCGCTGTATTAAACCGAGAAGAACCAGAATACGCAGCACGCTGTTGCTTTTGCATTGTTAAAAAAGAAGCATCCACTGGTTTATTTCTCGCAAGATACATATTAGCAGCCTCTTGTTTTAGCCGTATATACTGGGAATAATCCATCTATAGACCTCTTATATTTTACAAATCAGTTTTTTTATTTTACTCGGGGTTCGCGGCACCAAAAATTGAATGCGTGGCGCACGAGTAATAGGCATACCCGGAAATGAGTGTTCTACCTTCTCAGTTTGACGTTTCTAAGATTAGCTTTGGTGAGGTTAAGACCCTGCAGAGCGGTGCGAGGTCCGTAAATATGAACTACGCGGGAGGTCCGCTTATCCTCCAGCTGTCCAACGTGGATGTGCCTTATGGCCTGAATGCCGACGACAAGTTTGGCCCCGTGAAATATTCCGTAAACCTCTCGCTGAACGGCTACGACACGAACCCTAAGATGAAGGAGATGTTTGACATGCTTGAGGGCGTGGATGGACGTGTGATGGGCGAGTGTATCGAGAAGAACTGGCTGCGTAAGCCTGGCATGACGCAGCAGATTCTCAAGCAGATGAAGCTTTACAAGTCGACTGTGAAGTTCAGCGAGGATGCCAACACCGGTGCGCGTAAGCCTTACCCGCCGACGGTAAAGGCAGCTCTGAGGCAGCGCAACGGCAAGTTCGAGACGACCTTCTACGATACCGACAAGAAGGAGATTAAGGATGTTCCTATTGAGGACCTTATCGTGAAGCGTATGCGTGTGTCTGCGCTAGTGGAGTGCACGAGTGTGTGGATCTCTTCCGTGGGCTGCGGCCTTTCCTGGAAGCTGACCCAGCTGAAGGTGGTGTCTCGCCCTGACAGCATCCGTGGCTACGGCTTCCAGGATGAGGAGGGCGAGGCTGCGCCTGCCCCTTCCTCTTCTAAGGCCGCTGCTGGTGGCAAGTCTTCTTTCGCGGCGGCGTTTGACGATGAGGAGGACGATGAGGAGGAGGGTGGTCAACTGAATGACGATGAGGTTGTATCGGCCCAGGCTCCTCCTGTAGTGGCTGCGCCTGTTGCCGTGCCCAAGAAGGTGATCCAGAAGAAGAAGGTGGTGGCGGGTGCACACTAAACATCTGGCCTTAAAGAAACAATATATAAAGACTTAATGCTAAATACAAAATAGGGGCGGCGGCCCTGGATTAAAACGAGGATGTCCGAGTGGTCTAAGGAGTTGGTCTTAAGAACCAATGGAGAAATCCGCGTGGGTTCAAACCCCACTCCTCGTATCAGCGCTAGTAATTTAGTGGTAGAATTACAGGTTTCCAACCTGTCAACGTGGGTTCGATTCCCGCCTGGCGCATCAGAGTTGTTGGCACTCTTCAAAACCACCCTTTCTCCGATGTAGTCTAACGGTTTAGGATATGGGGTTTTCACCCCCGAGATCCGGGTTCGATTCCCGGCATCGGAACATATGAGTTCGGAGTCACTCTTTCAACAGACCCGCTTGTAAAGGCCTTGTAGTCCAGTGGTAAGGACCCGGGACTTTGAATCCCGTAACCGGAGTTCGAATCTCCGCAGGGCCACGTTTAGTCTCTGTAGCTCAAATGGTAGAGCATCTGCTTTGTATTTCCCTTTAGGAAAATCAAAAACAGCTGAAGGTAATGGGTTCGATACCCATCGGAGACATATAACTTCTTTTTTTATTTGAAAAAGAAGTTATATGCTAGTTTAAAATATTTATACAGGAACATATGCATTCGTAGTAAATCTCCATCCACGACCATCCATGTCACTCTCATACAATATGGTGGTTCCCGCTTGAGGAAATGCAGTAGAATACTGGTTTCCTGCAATCTGAAGGAAGTTGGTTCCATCTGTTATATCCCATGGCGATGACTTTGTTGCATCTATTGCATTTCCATTTGAATCTTGATTGATTGTATTACCACCTGGGTCTTTTGTTGTTCCAGATGGATATGTTACACTTGGATTATTTGAATAACCTGGAGAAGAAGGCGCTGAAATAATACCAACCTCAACCCATTGACGTTTGGTACCAGATTTTTCTTTTATTAGACGTATTTGCATCTTACCTGCCAATGAATATGTAGTATTAATATTTCCAGAAGAATCTACACATGGATCTGTATAATAATTTGAAAATGAGACTATAATTTTTGTTATGCTAAACTTATTCTCAGAAGCAGTATAAGTGGAAGAATATACGCCAGAACATATCCTATCATAGTTACCCATAAGTATCGCAGGGCCTTGATTAGAATTCACGCTAACATCACTTGCTAGATAACTATTTGTAAATAATAATGCGTTGTTAGAATTCCATTGTATACCAGTGCCACTAGAACCGCCGTAATTTACACCGTTAAAAAAGAAGTCCATTTCGCTGATGGGTATTGGAATATTAATATCATCAGTGAGCACTACAGACTGTCTAAGAGGAGAACCCCAGCCATATTCAACTATAGGATTGCCATTATAATCGACATATGATATATTTCCAGAGGCATCAGTTGTTCCAGTAAACAAGAATGTCATTCCACTTGTATCGTCTGATATAGGGCCATTTCCAGATTTATTCTTAATAGGCACATATAATTCCCAGCACTTATCTGCGATACAGCCTTCTTCGACATGTGTCATATATGAATAGTCATTACCGCCTTTTTGACCAAGAATGCGAATAGTCCCTCCAGATGCAAACCATTCCTTCTGAAGTTGTAAGTTTCTAAAGACAGCCGCCGCCCTCTTCCTGTAAGTCAAATCAGAAGCATACATATCTATCATTTAGTTATATTTTCAATCAAATATAACTAAATGATTTGTCGGAGATATTTAACTACCAGCACCACATCCACATTGCGATAGGCCATTGAATTCATAAGGGTTTGCTAAGGCATCTTGTGTGCACTTGCAGCCCCCTTGTTTGCGCATGATAACAACGTAGTTTGACTGGAATGTAGGTTGCTCTCTAAGGGCTGAGCGCCCTAAGTTGACTAGAACGTCATTATTCGACTTCCATGCGAAAAGCGCCTTCTGCTTCTGCTTCAAGGTAATCTGTGATGCGTCGAAATTTGTCAGTGTCATTCTACTATTGTTTACAAATTACATTGTCTAGAACTTGGAAGGGATTTTCCTGCCATATTCGCGGAAGCTGGTAAAGGGGGGCATGGAGTAGGGATTTGAAATCGTCTGTATTGCTGAAAACGCTCAGATGAAGCTTGATTATTCATTATAAGAGACTGGGTTCTTACAGAACAAGGAACAGCAACCTTTGGGTATTTTGCGAAATCTGCCGGGGTTACTTCTTGACAATCACTGGGTTTCTTAATAAGCATAGAGGGTTGCCTAGCAACTGGTGCACTTGATTGAAGAGTTGAATTAGAGCAGTTATCTGAAAAGGCCTGTAACTGTGCACTTGGTATAGAACACATTACAGAATTCTCTATCAAATTATTTGTATGGTTCGATGAAAAATTTCCACCTTGCGACATCTATCTCCTAATAGTAAGAAGATGAAGGCACGTGACAAAATACTTTTTTTTGTCGGTATATTTTCTTTAGTTATACTCCACTGGTGTTTATTCTCAAGACAGTCAATTGATGGGTTTTTTAATGTATCTTCAGATTACGATAGATTAAGGTCGCGTCTTCAGAAAGAACTTGGCCCATACTGTAATTTAGCAAACTTTGTTCGTGGTCAAGTTACTGAAATGCAAAAGGGCCTCGGTGGTTCATCTTCAGATATAAGTCAGATGTATTATGCAGTATATGAATGTACAGACCAATTGGCTTCTGTCCGGCCATCATGTTCTAGACCCAACCGAACCGGAATGAGATATGTCCCTTGCTCTACATTCCTGAATTTACCAGATTGGTCAGGTGATACTACGGCAGTCTACGCATTGAGTAAGATTGGAGATGATTTGCCGGAACGCCTAATTAGGGAGATGGATTGGTTTGATGCCGTAATTAAGAAAGTCAAGGAAGGATTAGCTGCAGGAGCAAATCCACCAAGTATGCCAGATAAGCCGCCACCTGGACCACCTCAACCTATTCCATCCATCGAGCAGATGAATAAATATACGGAGGGATTTTATGGATCATGTTCTCCAGAGGCAAGTGAATTTCTTAGACGTAAGGCTCTTGAAGCTCAAGCATCTTCATGTAAAGCTTTAACAGCTTCATCAGAAATAGCTCGTATTAATGCGCTACTAGATAACCCATCTGTCTTTGCTTCTGTTTCACGGTCAAAGGGAATGATGGCTGAGATGGTAAAACTCCAGTCTGACCTTGAGAAGCTCAAGAATGGAACTTTATATGATTGGCAAGGTGGTAACAGTGGGCCCAAGAAATTATATCCTAAATTCAATGGAGGTGATAGATTACAGTCATTATTATTTTCATTGTCACAAGCCCAATAGTTAACGTCTTCTTGTCTGACGGGATCCTGGGTCTATAAATGTTTTACGTGTTTTATTATATCTACCACTTGATAACTTCTGTCTATCAGCTTGAATTCTAGCAGCCTTTGCTCTAAGCAAACTTGCAAACGTAGTCTGATATCCAGAACATTCAATAGAAAACGCAGGAAATAACTTTGTCGGCCTTGTCTTATAGCGACTCGACAAATCTATATAATGGCGTATCCAACACAAGAGTGACTCTTGTGTCATCAGAAGTGTATCTGGTCTATAGTAAAGTCCAATGAGAAATGTCAATAAAGTATCCAAGGAAGCCATCTTCAGACGCCGACCCTTTGTCAATGGTATGGTTATAGTTGAATGACATGCCTCTTCCTGGACTATGACACAAATGGGAACACCATCTTTTCTGAGAACTATCATTGCCGGAAGTATATCTTGATAACCTAATACGTTTTCCAGGACAGAAGCAGTAAGGTCAGAAAGTGTTTGTGCATCCTTTTCTGCGTCTGGACTTAAGAATACAACTGGCGCTTTTCCTTTTAATAAGAAATTCGCCCTTGTTTGTGTAGATTTTCCTTCTCCAGATGCCTTGTATATGGAATGAATATCTGCGCCCATGAATACACGACCATGTTTAATCATATAACGAATAATCTGTGGGCGTTGTTTTTCAGCTTCTTCAGATATTTGAATATGGGGATATTTGTGTTTACACCGACTTATAGGATGCGCTTCATCTAGTAGTTTAAGGCGTTCAAATACCTTTTCCCAGCGTTCGACTTGACCACGTGGCCTAGAGAGTTCAAGATACATTAACATTCTTAAGAAAATTGGGTCTGTATAATGAATATGATTGACTACAATGGATTTCTTATAGATGATATCATAGAACTCTGGAATCATCTGTGTAATATCAGCAATGGCCACGTAATTTACATAGATTTTGACTGTCCCATCATGAATTCCAATTCGCTTTGAAATTTCAGTATATCCTGCAGCTTTTAATGCCTTAATCAAGCCTTCAATATCATTATGTGAATCGGGCGTAAAAAAATCATAGTCTGGTAAAGATCTAGTCGGATCATAAAACTGTTTGTTATGAGGTAATTGAGCATTAATAGCCTGACCACCATAACAAACCCTTCCTGACTTTGCTAAAAATACTTCCACTATTTCTATTGCCCTTCTGAGTTCAGGATTTTGCGCTGATTCCAGATCAATCCGAAGTTTGGCTTGATCTACAACTTCTTCTAAGCGCTTTTTAACTTTATCGAGAACCATCCTCCTTACTAAATATACATATTATCCACTAATGCTTACTAAACCACCATTGCTATTTGTAGATGGCGGGGGTTTCTTTGGAACAACTGGTTTAGGAATAATAAATCCTGGTATTGCTGAAGCAACAGGAACACGTGGCACATCTTGGAAACCGTCTATGATTAATTTGCGTGACCATCCTGCATATTTCCAGAATGACAGAGGGTCCGGGGCATTTGTTGCATTAGATAAATCAGAGAGGTTTGCTGGTGTGTCTTGAGCTTCCAGTGTTTTACGGTAAACAGGATTACAAGCAAGGCGTAAAACGTCAATCGGAACACATTGAATTCCTAATTTATTTAATAGTGTTGATAATTGTGTTGTAGTAAGTATAGTATCAATTGATGATAAGGCAACTGTAAATGTGTTTGAATTTCCTGTCTTGCAAGTAAGAACAGACGTTTCTGGGACATTAAGAAGTTGGTCTGTTGAACCAACTCTGGCATAAGCTATTTGACCACTGGGAACAGAGCACGATACTGGGCCAAGAGTGGCACTTGCTCCATTCGGGTCTTGATATAGACGTGCATTCACCCAAAAATCTAAATTATCTTTTGGATTAGGAGTTGTCGGTAATAAATTTGTATTGTAATTGCATAGAACAATAAATTTCGTCTGAAAATTGGTTATATCGGTTGTAAATAAGATTTTCTCTGACCTACAATTATGAAAATTACCCTGCTCAGTAGAACCCAAATGGTATGCAGTAATTGGGTTCATTGCTGCTGCGACGGATTTGAAAAATATTTTCTCCTGGGTTTTACCAGATGGAATACGTCTAAAATAAATAACAATAATAACTGGATCGTAGTTATGAACAAAGGCTTTTTTTGCTAGTTCAGACATTGCATCTTTGATTGAACCCGTATGTAAGGAACGCATAACACCAGAATCATCCCTGTGTATTAGGCATGGTTCGCATGGCCTTTCATCAAGATAGTCTATATCAAATATAAAACATCTTACGCCACGGTCTAGAGCAAGATGAATACCAACTGGCATATCAAATACACCATTCAATGCTAATGTATCACCACCTAGATATCCTGCCAAACGAACAGATAATGGCCTCCAGTTTACCAAAGCCCTTCTATCATCCGTTATCTGAGAATATACTCCTTGTTTAGCTTTGAGTTTAGAAGAAACTGAATCATGAATTGGTTTTAAATCAGCTATGCTAGTTTGCAGTTGTTGCCTTCGAATTGTCAATAAGTTATTAATAGAATCTATTTGAGAGCGATACAAGCCATATTTATTTTTATACCATGTACCCATTGTAAAATAAATAATAGACATAGCTATTAAAAAAGCTAGAAACATGTAATCCATGAGACCTATACTAATCTACATGATGTTTTATCACGGCAATTTAATCCATTCACTCTTTCGTAAGATGAGACAACCGGGAATCTTCTTTGCCTTATCTGTCTTACCAGAACTATATATTTGAGGGTCTTCCTTGTCAGAAATAAATACTGCCTTCGTATCAGATTTCACGGTATCAGATATCTTGTATCCTTTCTTTTCAAGCTGGGCTTCCAGTTCTGCATCTCTGAACCCCGTAAATACAACGGACCCCTTTGTAGTTATAGAAGTTTGGACTTGCTTCGAAGGAACTGGATAAGGAATGAATGACCATTGTTCCATACGGAATTTCTCATATTCTGCCCATATTTGCTGGAATTCTTTTAAAGAATCAGAGGACCAACCCTTTGGAGCAGTTAATCCAGGTTTTGACCACTTTGTGAAATTTGGCTCGTGAGAAACTAGTGTCTCGAGACGCGTTGAACCAATTCCATCTGGCCTTATAGGACTTGCTACAAACAAGTCAATCTCAGATGCATTTGACCAGCCATCTTTCTGAACCAGCTTGAATAAGTTAGAACCCTTTACAGGACCAAGCAATTTCTTAAGTTCATCTTCAGATGCCTTCCTTAACAATGGGATTGTGATATAACCTGCATCTACAACTGACTTCATGACAGCCGGACCGATATTAGGCCAATTCAAGTGTTTCGCCATTTTCATGTATTGAGATATGAGTGTAGATGAATCTGCCTTCTTCTGAACAATGTTGACAGCCGTATCAGATGGGCCATCCCACTCCCACGTTCCCTCTAGAGGATATGAAACAGTAGCAGGAACTTCTACTGTCTCAATCAAGGGAATAACATCTCCACCCTTTCTAATAATTACTTTTGCCCCAGGACCAATCTTCCAATCTACAATACGCCTCGCATTCACTCCTGTAACAAAGTTAATTGTGGAGCCTCCAAGATGAACTGGTTCAATCTGAACCCTGGGAATGAGTTTACCAGTAGCAGATGCATTCCATTCGACTGTTACGACAGTAGTGAGCTTTGTTTCTCCATTGGGTGGCTTCCACGCAACGGCATCCTTCGGATTTCCTTTTAGAACTCTTGGAATGATTGGTTTATTTGTTTTGATTACTAGGCCATCCAAGTCATAATCTGAATCTGTTCTACGGGCAGCTAATGTGACACTTAATGTATCTGCAGGAGATAACATATTCTGAAAGACAGACCATGGTGTCCATATTTTCCAGTTATCTAACCACGCCATCTGTTGTTGGACACTCAGTTCAGGAGCCATTCCAATGATTTCATATCCTACAAAACGAACCTTCTTTACTTCTACTGGATTTGGCACCTTTTGATGAAAGATGCCATTTATAATGGAACGCCCTAACTTTCCCTGAGGCACAAGCTTGCGTGGCATAATAAGTTCTCCGCGAACCCATGTGTCTTCTGGGATTTCTTTCGATAACGTGCTGGGACTAAGCGACAGATAAGGAAGCCATGCAGATACATCTACTCCCATGTTATCGTCGCCAGACAAGTAAAGTGACTTTGCCATGGGGTTCCACAGCCCTGAGATGCCATCTAACTTTTCTGAGACAACATAAGAGCCCTTATTTTTATTAGACCATTTTGCGAGTTCCTCAGATGTTTTCGCCTTATCCAGGGACCCCAAGTAGAATGGCATTCTTATAACCTTGCCATTCTCAAGAGAAGGGGCTGCACGAACTTTCTTCAGAAGAGGGTGATTTGGCTGCTTCTTAGATAACTCTTCTAACCCAGCGTCATACTCGTCGTCCGTCATAAGCAAGGGCTGTCCGTTGCGATATGCCTCGTTTGCCTTTGTAAGTCTTAAGATTAGGGCGTCCATATATACGATATAGTGTGTAGCGATTAAAGTAGGTTTAAGGCCTTTCAATTTTTCTTAAGCTAGAATAGATGATTGTGTTCTTAGGTGATTCTATAACAGAATGGTGGGACAAGGAACTTTATAAAATTTACTTTGGAGAATATGAGCCTTATAACTTAGGAGTTTCAGGTCACACTACAAAAGATACATTGAAACACATAGAAAAACATTTGTCAAGATATTCTAGGGCTTCTACTGTAATTATACAGACTGGAACAAATGATGCAGATAATAATATGACCACTGCGGAAACATTTGAAAATATACAACAAATATGTACAAATGTTTTTAAATTTAACGCAGTAGCCAGAATATTACTAGTTGGCCCACTTCCTAGAGGTGAAAGCCCACACGACAAACATAGAATGTACAACAAAGAAGTAAATAAACTACTCAGGGCTTCTAAAAAAGACCCAAGGATTACTTATTTGGATATTGGACATATGTTTCTAGAAGGGGATACTACTATATCATGTTATGTTATGTATGACTTCCTTCATTTAACAAAACGGGGATACAATATTCTATCTGGAGAAATAGCAGACCACTTAATGTCTTCGTTTAGCGGAGACTCTGCGCTTGCGTCTGTAGAGCTTCCTCGTCTTTCTTAATCTACCCCCTTTAGTAGGTCTAGTAAAAGCATTCACTAAGGATCGCCTTGGGGTCTGAGGTTTTGAACGAATGGATTGCATTTGTGGAGGAAGTGGCAATCCTAGATTATTTGCGTTTACTTTAGCATTAGAACGATTTCTACCTACTGTTCGAGCTTTTGCAGGTAGAGCTAAAACAGGTGGTGCTAGAGTACCTTTGGATGGTGCTTGTGAAAGTGGAGCAGTAGGTATACCCAGGAGTTTCTTTTCACCAGAATTCCTTGAAGGCGCCACTAAAGATGGGTTTTGCTGAGGTGGTGGTGGTTCCGGTAAAGTCGCTGCCTCTCCATCTAAATTAGCTAGTGCTCTCAAAATGGGGCTATAATTAGTTGTATCTTTTGTATATTTAGTATAAGGTGGTTTAATTTGTATATAGTTTTCTCTAAAATCTCCTACTTCTTTGTAAGTCTGCATAATCAGATGATTTGGATGATCATCAAAAAAGAATAAATCATCCATAGTAGCAGAACCAAACTTTAAGTCAAACGGCTCTAACATTTTATTAATATCTTCTAGCCTTTTTGGTGGATTACCACTCAGGGTTTTAGGCCTAGCAATGTGTTCTCTGGTCATAATAGCATCAAAAAAATAGTCTCCTTCTTCAAATCCGTCTTCTACTGCCTTTTTTCCATAAGAACCAACCGACCCAGTGAATTCTTTAAGAATATCGTCGACTAATTTAACAAATTCCATGGATGAATTATTTGTCAAAAGACAAATAGCAGTAACTTTGCCGGATGGTCTGAGTTTAGACGCACGAATTAAGAGATTCACAATGTTCATGTTGAGACTTTCCTTAATCATTCTTCTTTTCTCCCCTGGCCTTAAGGAGTTGTCGAAGAATTTGGGATTAGTTGAATCTACAATTGTCTGATCCAAATCAAATACAAGAACAATTCCCATCTAATATTATCTCTGGATAAACGCCATTACCATCTCATCCATTAGACGCATTTGGTCTTCCATTGTTGTAGGTTTATCAGATGGCTTTAGTTGTTTTTTATATCCTCCTACAATATCCTTGGGTGCAACAGATTGAACTGGGGGTTTTTGTAAGACTTCTAAGAAAAATCGAACAGATTGTTGAACTGCTCTTGACATGATAACTGGATCTTTTATAAGGGGTTGTGCCGCCGGGATTTTCCACCTTGGAACTTCAGATATAATTTGTATCATTAAGGCCAGACATTCTTGTTTTTGCCTAGAAGTAGTCCTTTGTTGCTTTCCTTTCCATATATCCAGCAGACACTGGAATTCTTCGTGCATTCTAACGAGGCCACGTCTAGCGAGGTCCTTGTAGGCTTCGGCGAAAACTGCTGCGATATAATAACCAACTTCGGCCTTATCCGCTTTCACAGAACCAGAACCGCTGCGCATAGATGTTGTTAAAGTGTAACCAGCCCCCTGGCTACGCACTCGCTTATCTTCATCTAAAATCCATTTTAGCCAAAAGAGAGCTTTCTCTATATTTACCTCTTCACATGCTTGTAGTATATAGTTTCCAACTAAGCGCAAGATTGGCTGGTCATTCTGAGCACTCCAGACTTTTACAACTGCAGCGGATTCCTTTGGTGCGGGAACTGTATGTATCCACGTGGGACCATGGGTTTCCTCTGGCACTTTTGGCCATGTAAGTTTCCCCTTTCTAGGCAATGTCTGAACGATAATTGCAACTTCTGCGATTACATGCTGGAATTCTGGATTTCTGTATAACGCTTCCAAATCAAGAGACTTTGTAACAGCATCATCTAAGACCCCTGTTTTTTTCATTAAGAATACAAAAATCCGGAGACTTGTTAAATGAACATTTTGAAATACAGATGACCATATAAGACGTATCCAAATTTCATATCCTCCACTACATACAAGGTCTGCACTGTAATGTAAAGCCTTACCTGTTGCTGTAGGTCCAGCTTGAGATAAAACTTCTTGCAAATTTTTTACACAATCTCGCGCATCGTAGCCAAAACGAGTTTTCACAACTGGTCGCTCGAGTTTTTTCTTTTCAGATTGTTTTTTTACCATCTGAACAGAATTTTGTGGTTTCAATACGACAATCTTATCCATCTTTATAGGTGGCGGAGAATATGGATTTCTGAAGTTGGCGTCCATGTCATCGGAAGTTTTTCTACTGCGATTTCTTCGAAGGCATTCAATTCTTCATTGGGTCCCCTTGAGCAGAAAACTATGCTACCCTTAGGCATTTCTATATTTAATTTTCTGAACAACGCGTCTTGCGTCTGAGTATCAAAGCACATGTTGCTCAAGAAAACTAAACGAGCATCTTTATATTTGAAAGATGGGTTCAAAAAAGAAGCTTCAAATAATTTTACCTTGGAACCAGCAATGGGTATAGAATCACGAAGCTTCTGAAGAGCGTGTTTTGCTAAAGAAATACGTTCGGGCAAGACTTCTATGCCTACAGCGTAGTCAAAGAGCCCAGACATTGCCATGTAAAGAACAGCACGTGCACGACCACAGCCCAAATCATAGAAGCGGCCGGAAGATAGAGGCCATTCCTGTTTTTGAACATATTCTAACATCCGTGCTAGAGTAGGCCATTCAACTTCACCGTATGTCAAATTATGTTGGCCTGCTGCATTTGTCTTAGGTAAGTCATTGTATATAGGTCCTAGAATAGCAGTAATTGCATCTGAGTTTATTTTGACAGAGGCAGAAGATAGAGTTAAACGACGGCGCATAGTTCCTTTGGATCTTAGGCGGCGACGTGTTGTTGAGGTTTCCATATCTACTTTCAAATTATGCGAAAGTCTATATTTTTTTACGCATTTCGTATTTATTTGCGGTCCTTACGGTCCTTGCGATCCTTACGAGAACGATTGCGGTCCTTACGGTCCTTACGAGAACGATTGCGGTCCTTACGGTCCTTACGAGAACGGTTGCGGTCCTTACGGTCCTTGCGAGAACGGTTCTTGCGGCTTCCTCCAGACTTCTTAGCACAAGGGCAGTTCATATATTATATATCTATATATATTTCGACCCAAGGACCTTTTTGCCACGTAATTTTCTAGAGGTTCTCGGGATAAGTCCCTTAGCCTTTAATGACGCAGTTGCAGTAAATCCAATTGAGTTACCTTTCTTCAATCGCCGCAATAAGTTTCTATTCTTCCTCGTCGCCTTGTAACCGCCTTCCATCTAAATGATATAGAGACTAAATATACTAGATGGACATTAAGAAACAATTATATTCAGTATTCCTTAAAAATCCTGCGAACCTATTTGATGAATTTATCAAAGAATGTCAAAGCTGGTATTGTAAACCTGCTCATAGCCTTGCGGAACTACGCTCACGCGAAAACAAAAAGGTCAGAGGAGATATATTTGAAAACTTTTGTGCTATTTATTTAAAAGAGGTAAAGGGGTATGAAGAGGTCTGGCTTCTAGAAGATCTTCCAGATGACCTTTTGACCAGTTTAGATTTGAAGCGCAGAGATATGGGTATAGATATTATAGTGAGGCATTCAGGAGAATGGTATGCCGTTCAATGTAAATACAAGACACCAAATCAAGGAAAAAAGTCTTATATTACCTGGTCAGCCTTATCTACATTCTATGCAATGTGTCTGAGAACTGGACCATGGGCCAAGTACATTGTCATGACCAATTGCGACTATACAAGGCATCAGGGCCCTAAGGGCCCTAAGGACTTGTCGATTTGTTTAGGAACATTTCGTGTGATTACAAGAGGGGATTGGCTCAAAATGTGTAATGTTGAAGGGCAGCAATTAAATACGCCATCTGAAAATGAAGTTTTAAGACAAAAACCTACATCTGAACTTACTCAGGAGGAAATACGGGCTCTACGCCTGGCTTACTACACTCGAACCGGAGCATTGTGTATTCAAAATACCGAAACCCCTCAAACGACTCCTTCATCCTAAATTCATGCAACTTATATTTACCTAAAAATTTCACTCTCTTGTCTTTATCCATATTGTAAATAGGAATTAGGTAAGGGCTAATTGAGGCGGCTTTTAAAATATCAGACTGTCTATAATACATCTGATTTCCAGAGGGATGTCCTGGAGACTTCATTAGCCCCTTCCCTAAAACTTTTACAATCTTACCATTTCGCTCTATTTTTTCTAATGAAGCGTGATGGTCTTTTACAAGAAAGTACATGGCTTTACATATGTAAAATATTTTAAATAGCTTATTCGTCGTCCCCTTCTTCCTGAATTGCCTTAACTAAACCTTTGACTGCATTGGACCACGTATATCCTGAAACAGTTTCCTTTGCCTTTTGACCATGTGTCTTACGTTTTTCTGAGTCATTTAAGTACTCTTCAATTGCCATACAAACATCATGGGGATTACATACATGTGCCTCTCCTCCTACTGCACTATAAACAGATGGTAAATAATAACTATGAGCAGGTTTTACAAGCATAGTGTTGCTTGACGAACAATACTCCTTGTAACCACCTATATCTGGCACCACCTGAGGAATTCCTACACCCATCTGCTCAAATGTGCAGAGGCCCCATCCTTCGCCATCTGCAGTAGAAATTCCAACATCTGCTATATTATACAAAATATTGATATCTTCATCCTTGAATGCCATATCTTGAGAAGAAATCATCAGACGACTTCCGAATTGCTCAATAGAAAGGCTCTTTTTCTTGAGTTCTCGCACAAAAATGTCAAATAGCCACCAACCACCCTTTTCTCCCTTATCACAGATACATAAAAGGACAATTGGTTTTGTAGGGTATTTTGCCAGCAATTCAACAAAGGCCATTAACATAATGTCGTAACGTTTTCTAGGCTGATTTCTGTTCAAGCTCATTATAATGAAGACATCCTCGGGTAATTTTAGAGATTTTCTTGCCAAATCCTTGGGTACAGTAAAAAAGGTTTTAGGGTCAAATCCATGACCAAGAATTGATATGGGGCGAGTGACACCCTGTTCCTTGAGTTGCTTCTTCCAATAATTTGTAAATGTAAATACCCTATCAGTGTCACGGTTCAATAAATCTATCATAGCCTGGTGCTGACAGTCATAGACTTGGTCACAGTAGACCCAAACCTTGAATGGCCTCGGTATCAAACCCGTCTTACGAATTTCCTCGAGAAATTTAGAAACCACCGCCATATCATTATAAATCATTACAACATGTGGATTTTTCTTTTTTATCTGCTCTACCAACGCCTGAAATCCAAAACCCTGTTGTAGGGGGTTCTCCAAGGAGGCCGCATCAATTACATCTACATTAGATGGATATGGCCTGAAATCTGGTGCAGGGCTGGGATGTTTCTGAAATCCAAAATGTATGAGATCTAAATTAGGGACCTTAGACAATTCCTGTAGAATTCCGTAAGAAACTTTAGAGTAACCAGTATATTGCTGAACATGTGTACTTACAAGCATAAAACGTATATTTTTCTTTGAAAAAGATGGCTTCACAGTTTCCATTTTGCTACTAGTAGAATTAGTAGTAACTTGTCCAGATATAATTTCGTTAATTGGCTTCAGATAAGAAGGTAATGAAGCATCCATGCTGTCTGAAGATACGAAAGGAAAGTTTAAACCGGTGTTTTCATTCTAAATGAGTTATTTCAAATATAAGAGAGTAATCTCTCCTATTTATATCTAAAGGTCGGTTGAATTCATCGCGTAAACTAACTTCTAGAGTAGTCATCCGCGCAATGGGTGCAGGACTTGATTCAAATATGGAATGGTCTATATCTTTATCTAAGAAAACATAATCTTTCTCACCAGGGATTAAATAGAAAACATGGAAACAATCTTGCTTTCCTGCGCCGACTTCCATCAAAGATAAATTGCGGCCATCCGATTCTAAATGTAAATATACACGGTTCAAAAAGTTATTTATATCCATGGGTAAAACAGACCGTAGTAAACCATTTCCATCTGATGTATAATCTTGTAAACCAAATCCTAAAAGTCTTGAAGGAGTATTCATAGAGACAATAGAAACTAAATTCAAGTCTATCTGGTCTTTAGCTAATCCAGTAGAAAACAAGAGCTTATAAGAAATTACATTCGTGCTTTGAATTTGCATCCTCTTAGTTATTGGATTTTGAGTAACGGTATATGTATTACGTTTATTAGGAATAGCGTTCAATTGTGTCTGTAGTTCTATAAGAAGAGTTGAATCTGTATATAAGCCAGGTGTTAATGTAATTATATAAGGATTTCCACCTTCTTTAAAGGTAAATGTATTCCAACCCAGATTTATGTTAAAAAAGAAGCCAGGGATACAACCACTTACAAGTTCTATGCTTAAAACATTTGTAAGAGGTCTTCTTAATTTAAATCGAAATGCGTTCGAATCTGGTTCTCTTATAATATTGCGATCTCTGGAATTCACTACAATTTTAGTGCGTCGGAGTGCCTTTTTGATTTTTGTTTGGTCTTTCATCAAAACATGTTGACCCGAACTTGTAGGAACGTTTGGGTCAGCATTATTTTCTAATGCTATAAACTCTGCCATCTATTTTCTGTGTATTTTAAATAAGGGTATATTTTACGAGTATATTTATGGTATAGGAGCATCGCTTAATAATCCGTAAACTGCTGCGGCTATTCTATTTATCGCCTGGAAAATTGTAGTCGGAGCAGGAGAAGCCCAGTGAGAAGAAGTAGCTGGTGTATACGCAATATTACCTCCTTCTGCAATCAATGTCCATTTGCTTGTATCTGAAGGATTTTCATAATCGCCTGTATAGGCGATACAATAATAGGTAGAACCAAGGTATGTTACTATATCACCCACGGTATACAGGGCATAATTTGGGTTCCACACACCTATAAAATTCCATTGTGGATTTGCTCCTGTTGCTCCAGTATACCCTTGTGTACCAGTATCACCCTGTGGCCCAGTATCACCCTGTGGACCAGTATCACCCTGTGGACCAGTATGACCAGTATCACCCTTGGATGCAATCAAGGTCCACTTCCATGGACTGGTCACTGGATTGTCATTTACACCCGTATATGCAATACAGTAATAGACAGAGCCCTGATAAGTTACTATATCTCCAAGTATATTGCTATTGAAGCCCGGATCAAATGCCCCTTTGAAACTCCATTTGGCCGACTCCAATATCATTTTCCACTTAGTTGTATTTGTGGGGATACTATCGCTGCCAGTATCTTGAATACAGTAATACGTAGAACCAACATATGTTACTATATCACCAACTACATGTAATGGATATTCTGGTGTCCATTCACCTTTGAAATTCCATTTTGCATCTGCTCCTGTTGCGCCAGTATAACCCTGTGGACCAGTATCACCCTGTGGACCAGTATCACCCTGTGGACCAGTATCACCCTGTGGACCAGTATCACCCTGTGGACCAGTATCACCCTGTGGACCAGTATACCCTTGTCCAGTTGCCCCAGTATCACCCTTCGATGCAATCAATGTCCATTTGCTTGTATCTGAAGGATTTTCATAATCGCCTGTATAGGCGATACAATAATAGGTAGAACCATGGTGTGTTACTATATCACCCACGGTATACAGGGCATAATTTGGGTTCCACACACCTATAAAATTCCATTGTGGATTTGCTCCTGTTGCTCCAGTAGCACCTTGAGTTCCAGCACCTCCTCCACCACTCAATGTAGCCCATTCAGTCGCATAATCATCTCCAGTTGTCTTCACTAATACTTGACCCTGCGCACCTCCAGCAGGAACCCCTTGTCCTGCTTGTCCCGCAGTACCAGGATCACCTTGTGATCCAGCAGGACCAGTATCACCAGTAGCACCTTGTGATCCAGCACCACCACCTCCACCACTCAATGTAGCCCACTCAGTAGCATAATTATCTCCAGTTGTCTTCACTAATACTTGACCCTGCGCACCTCCAGAAGGAACGCCCTGTCCAGCTGCGCCAGTAGCTCCAGTGGCGCCACGTGGAATAAATATTACCCACCAACCAATTGCAAAATCAGCATTAGGAGCAAGGCCACTCCCTGGATTTGGTGAAACATATAGATATATATTATTATCAGCTGTTCCTCCATACCCATAGGTTGTACTTGTAACTTCAGCAGGGTCATTATTCAAAACAACATCATTTAGTTTATAAACAGTTTCTTTATTATAAGACCCTAGAAAAGTAAATCCACTTCCAGCTGCACCAGTATCACCAGTAGCACCAGCATCACCTGGTGGCCCAGTATCACCTGGTGGGCCAGCATCACCTGGTGGGCCAGCATCACCT